CTCGAGTCTAGATCGTAACCGTACCGCCGAAGTCTATTTCTGATGGACGAGCCTACAGACTTTTGAAACCAGGTATTTAACCCTGGTTCAATAGCTATAACTCTATCCACCTTGGCATTCTTCGGTACAGTGAGGAGCTTACTAGCGTCGCAAGGGATTAAACTTCCAACACTTCGATCATCCGGAAACCAATTCGGATATTCGAGTGCGAGACGTTCCTTTACTTCGCTGTACAGGATGCTTGTTATCTGTCTTTCAGATCGAAACTTTCTTACGGCACTAGTATCACGGCCAGATAAACTGACTGTGCTACCAGGTCCCCAAGATCCATTATCGAAAAAGTCTGACTCACGATAAGTTCCTAAGATCCTCTCAATTTTCCGAGTGACTGCATGGAGCAGCCAAACGTTCGATCCCGTAAATAACGGGTCGAAAGAAAGGTCTCTAAACCTACTGTTCGTCTCTTTGCACTTCTCTTCCATACGGAAGAAGAGTTCCATAGCCCTTTCCTTCTTATCGTACGAGGTTTTTATACCGGTGTACTTACGAAGAAAAGAAATGGCTGCAAAGTCGAGCCGAAATCGCTCCTTCTCACTATCTAAATAGTGATCGGGATTGATATCAAGGGACACTAGCTGGTCATACTCACCATTATCCAAAAGGATGTAGCAAGTAAGAGAAACAGTTGTACCTAAAGACTCATAGAACTTTTTCGCTACTTCGATATCGAATGTAGGAATGGTTTTAAAGTCGGCGAAAGCCTGGACCAGTCTTCTGGATCCACGCACACGTTTTACATTTGTCATAACGCTACCTTTAATCGATGAGAAACGGTTTTAGTAAATCGTTTCTTGAGTTTCCACCAGCGTAGCAGCCAGCTCACCGTCAATCACTCCTCGCACAATGGCGAGAAGATCTTTACGTTGAGACAGGTTGCTGCGTTCAGGCAGGAAAAACATTGCATCGAAGGTCAAGTCGAACGCTTTCGTAGGCGCGGGAGTAATCCCGTTATACGTAGAGGCATTGACTTTTTCCAGAACAGGCATAACCACCTTAACACGCACCTTTGAGAGGCGCGATGTTTTGGATGGCTGTGAGGTCTGAACCGTGATCACAGGGTAACCCACTGTGATACCGGTAGCGCGATCGACAAACTTGGCCTCATTCCCGATCAGGGTAAGAGGCGCAAAAACGTGTTCAAC